TTTAGTTGTTTCTGTTTCTGTTACTTTTACTACATCTTTTGGATTTACTTCATCAAAAGCTGTATATAACTCATCTCCATACTGTGAAGGATTTATAGGAGGTAATCCTCCCTCAATAATAGATATCCGTTTTTGTTCTAATTCATTTCTTTTTGCATTAAATTTTTCAGGATCTTCCAGTGAACGATTTAGTTTATCTAATTTAATCTGGTTCAATATCTTCCTTTTTTTATCTGGATCAACTAGTGAAAGTATTCTTGGATCTCGCTGATTATATGGAGCTACATAAGAAGCATTTGCAGGAACCGCACCTCTATCTGCAAACCTCATCTGAGGTCCAGCCACTGAAGCAAGTCCACCCATCATTCCTATGTCTTCTGTATAAGGCTGTCCCGGTACACCACCGTAAGCTAGTCCCACTGGACCACCTCTGTTAGCTGTCATACGTTCTTCAGTAGTAACTTCTACGGCACCATTTGGATCAAACCCGTCATCAACTGGGTCTTGACCAAGACTAGGTAGTCCGGTCGTACCATCTATCCCCATAACATCTATATTTTTTGTAACCTCAATCTCTTCTTCTGGTGGAGTTGGTGCAGGTGGTTCAGGTGCTATTACTGCATGTAACGCATCCATTCCCGGTGTAGGCATAGTTATATTTCCCATGCCAATGTTTGCTAACTTATCTATAGCTTGGGTAACTACATCTTGAGTTATATCACCACCATGTGCATATTCAACAGGACCACCTTTAGCTTTGCCCATTCCAAACAGACCAGCACCTAATGACGCAAGACCGCCCAGCTGTTGTAGTCCACTTTGAGGTGTTGATGTTGTCTTGTCTATAAACTGGTTTGGTGGAGGAGTAGCACCACGAATAATCGAAGAGTATTCAGATAACTTCTGTTTATCAAATCCCTCTTGTGACAGGAAGTCCTGTAATGCTACATCTCTTCCTTGTTGTGCCAGAGCTTGTTCAGCTGTAGCTGCTTTCTCAACACCAGCTATACCACTTGTGAGAGCCTGTTGTTGTGCCTGTCCTAACTGTCCTAACTGTGCAGATGATGCAAGTTGTCTCTGTTTATCGGCTTGGGAAGCAGCCAGTGCATTTTGAAATGCTGCCATGTTACTTCGTTCTTCAATATCTGTTAAAGATCGTTGTGTATCCCGGTCAAACATTCCTTCAGACACAGCCTGTCTGCTTCCACCGTAAGCTCCTGCTCGTGCAGCTGCATCCCCAATACCTTTACGAGCCACTCCTCTACGCTCTGTAGCGTTCCGTAACAACTGATCTGTTACCAGTTGTTGGTAGGGGTTCATATAAGCTTCAAGATTAGTGTCGGGAAAACCAGTACCAGCAGCTTGAGTTCCAGATATGGCATCATTATAGACACCCTGACTCATACGAGCCAAGTCCATGTCTTGTAAAGCTGTTAGAGCCTCAGTTCGTTTTTCAGGTGTTTCAACTAAGCGTGATTCTGGAAAAGGCTCATAGCTTCTTTGATATTGTTGTTGTGCGCCTTCTAGAACATCTTCAAGATACGGTTGAAAGTAAGCAGGATATTCTTGACGAACCTGTTGAACCGTACTGCTTGTTGGTGTTGATCTTGAACTACCCATTTTTAAATTCTCTTTCTACTATCCAAACACTTTGTTTAAATCCGTCATCCTTTAATTTGCGGACCCACCCTTTTCTTCCTACTACTTCAGCCAAATCACATTTGTTTAATTGAGCAAATGAAGACAGCATTTCAAACATAGGAGAATACCATTTATTTAAATGATCTCCACAACACAGTAGAATGGTAAATACTTTCTTTCTAGGATACACCGTAAACTGTGTGATAACCACACCATTTATATCATTTGTTTCTTTGTTTATGGGTATCCATAAATCAAATAATTTGTTTTCTATTCCTTCTATAATATCTTGTTTCTCATATCTTCCTCCTGTATATGGAATAACATTAGTTAAATGTTTATCTATTAACGGAAGAATCCGATATACGTCCTCATGTGGAACGCCTGATACTTCATATGCCATGTATAACTAACTTTAAGCTCTTTGGAATAAAGAAGCTAACCCTTTCATTACGTCTTGTCCTTCAGGAACTAACGGTCCCGGTTGCTTTCCTCCTGTATTTGTTTTGTTAGCTCTCACATTATCCATAAAGTTAGTCAACATCTGTTGGCCTTGTTTTAAATCTGGTCCTTTAGCTCCCATAAACATCTGGGGTAAATTAGCTATAGTCTTGGTATCAACTACCAATTCATCTCGTGCAACTCTTGCTGCTGTCTTTCCTTGAGGGGTCATCTGCTTTAAAGGATTGTTACCGACATTAAGTCGAACTGTATCTGTATCTTGTATAACAGTACTTATACTGTCACTCAACCCCGTGCCGGGAACAGGACCACCATCTGCTGTTGTCACTCTTCCTAACATTGATCCGTTAGGTCCACTTACTGATCCATCTAATGGAATACCAAGAAGTCCTGACATTCTTTCTATACCAGACTCTGTTGATCCATCACCTACACCTGACACAACATCAGCAGATATGACAAAGGAGCCGGGATCTAAATGTTTATCTGAAGGAGCTATACCACCCGGAGAAAGTTGGGCTATACCTCCTTTAGCTAAATAATCCCATGACTCAGAATAATCAGACACATCAATACCTCCACCTACACTCTCATCGTCAAGTGCATCTAAATTATCCCACTCATGGCCTGTTACATTTCTAGAGCCAGCTGGTGCTGTGATATGAGAAGGAGAACCTGTCGGTGATTGTGGCATCCAAGAAGGACCACTTGGTGATTGTGGCATCCAATCTCCTATCTGATCAGGAAAGCTAGATCCTGCACCACCACCACTACTTGGACCTGCACCTGTCATTCCAGCCCAATGATCATAACCGACATCTCCTCCCATCAGCTCTGATAAATTATTAAACGGACCCATACCATGTCCCATCAACCCATCAGCATTGTCTTTTTCAATAGCTGCTAGTAAACCAGCATAGTCAGTACTTGTTCCCTTTTCTACTGGCGATAAAGCAGATAAGTCTTTTGATCTTTGTTGTTGGGCTTTTGTATCTAGTTTTAAAAGTGATGTATCATCTGGCTCCTTATCTGATTTTAAGAATTTATCTATTGATTCTTTAGTATACGCAGGACCACTTTCAATCAGATTTTTTGCTGTTGAGCTTATTTCTTTATCACCCCTTGAAAACTTACCTGTCTCTGAATTAAAACTTAAACCAGAACCATATGCAGTTCCCATTGCTGCTGCTGCTTTTCCTACACCTGTTGTTGCTTGATTTGATGTAGCATCCTCCCAACCTTTTTCACCAGCACCAACTCCTTCTATTGCCCCCGTTGCAAGTAAACCTTCTACAGTTGCTTTTCCTTTTTGACCTCGACTTGGATCTCCATAGATATTTTCTCCAACTTGCTTTTCAAGACCTTCTCTAAGTTCTCTATTTCCCCAAGCTTCTCTTCCTTTAGCAATTGATGGACCAATAATTGGCTGTAACCATCCGGGTATAAATGAGATAGGTTTCTGGGCCTCTGTTTTATTCTTTTCTATAGCCTGAAAAATATTGTGTGTTCCTACGTTAGGCGAGTCTTGAGGAGGAGTCTCTAGATAATCAATATCCGCATCAGTCCAAAAAGGTTCTTCCGTTACACTAACAGGAACCTCTTGTTCTTGTCTTGCTATCTGTTCAGCTGGTTCTTCAACAAGCTGTGCGTAATCAAAGAAGTTTACACCGGGCTTATAAGCTGCCGTTTTATAATCAACACCTTTTACCTTCCCCCGTCCTGTTGAATCTGGCCTTTCCATTTTTAATGGATCGAACATATAGGTACGTTTTTTTCCATTTACATCTTCGTATGTAACTCTTCCAGTAAGCTCTGCTGCCACTGTATCCCCTTCAGCGTACCTTTTCTTAGCGAACTGTTGTCCAACAGGCTGACCTACGAAACGACTTAGGTCTCCGTAGTTTAATTGCTTTGATATGTTTGATCTGTTCATTTAATTAAAGTCCTGCCAAGCTGATCCGTTCCAACCTTGAAACTTGTTCGTTGATGTATTATACCTCATATCTCCTGCTACGGGAGTAACACTTGTGGTAACTTCTCCTACTCTTATTCTTCCTTGAACCGAAATACTAGAGTTATTGTCTACTTCTACTTTACGTTTAATAACTGTTGCATCTTGAGTTTCTAAAGAACCTCTTAAATGATTAGCCCAGTTCTCATTTAACTCCCACATCTTACGTGTAATGTTATCATTAAAAGAAAAAGGAAATCGGGGAAAGGTTGGATAATGAGCCATCGCTATCTTTTCCCGTCTGGCATAACATCCATCCTGATTGTTCCCACATTAAATCTCGTATTAGGAGTTCCTGTTGAAACTCTTATCTTTGCTGTCCTTCCTCTTGCTCTTGGTCGTATATAAGAAGTATTACCGCTAATCTCGAATGGTCCTTTTTCAATCTCAACATCATTTGGATGGTATTTAGTTTTAATACTCAACTGTAAGTTTCCTACACTAACTCGTACATCAGGAATAATTCTGTCTATAAATAGTATATCGTCACCATCGCCTAGATCAAACTCTCCACTTTCAATAAACGAAGGCATATCCTGTCCATCTGCTGTATGTGTATTAGGTGGTTCGTTGTCATAAAGAAAGTTAAGATCTGTACTTGTGTTTGGAGCCGTTATAGAAACACCTGTTGTTATTACTGTATCAATTATATTCTTATCTACCCACGTTGTCCATATAGCCTTTCCAAATGTCCAATAGTTCTGAGAGGGACTATATGTTACATACCTATTACACTCCGATGAATTAGCACTAGGATAGAGCCACGTTACTTCACCAAACTCTGAGTTAACCCCACAATAAACTTTCCTTCTGTTAGTAAAATTAAAGTCTTCAAATACGTATCGTTTAACTGTGCTTGGAAGAACCTGTACTTGTCCTGAATAAAAATAGAAGTTACTGTCACCCATCCAGTATGTTCGTCCATCAAATTCTGCCATAGCATGTTTAGCTACAAGTCCACAGTTTGTCCCTAACTGACGAGTTCCAAATACAAACGGATCACCGATAAACTCTAAACCTGTAAGGGCTGTATCTGTCCAAACTAACACAAGATTACCAGCTGCGAGTCCACCGACAATCTCTGAACCATTAGCCATTCTAATACTTCCAGCTGTGTTAGTAGTTGATTCTACCCAATCTGTTATATCTTCATTAGCTGACCAACGAACCAACATAGGATCAAACGTTCCAGTTGAATCCGTAACGCCAAGACACATTCCCTGTCTAGCTACTGGACTCACAAGAAAGCCATTTGATTCAGCTGGCGCACCTGACACAAGTAAAGCTACCTGATCAAGTCCGTCTGTCTTATCCCATTCATATATCCCACCCTGTGGATACGGATTTATTACAAGGTTCTCTCCAAAGTTATCCATAGACCATTCACGAATATCAAGAAGAATACCACTTTCTGTCGCAGGTTCATTCCATGCTCTATATGTAGAGACACTAACAGGAACAACATTCATATAAATATTTGTTCCTTTTCCTGCTCCTGTACCTGTTGCCGCACTACCTGCTACAATATGAAAAGAGTTGGTACTTATCGTACTTACTTGATACTGACCGCTAACAGATGTTATTCCTTCTAATCCTGCTCCGGGCCAGTTACTTACTTTTACGTAACTTCCTGTTGCTCTGTTATGATCACTTACACTCACGGTAATAGTTGTTTCACCGCTTACAAAGTTAAGTACACTTGAATAAGCAGTCATTGTAAAAGGATCAGCCTGATATACGTTAGCTCCGTATCCTAACCCACCAGCTGCTACAGAAGCACCTGATCTTAATCGAACTGCATAGGTTGCTTTACCTTTACTTGCGCTTGTTGCAGCAGCAGCACTTCCTGCTACGAATACAAAAGAATTAGGATCAACAACGCTTACCTGATAATCACCTCTTACAGAAGTAATACCACCCGGATACGTACCTGCACCTGTTCCACCGCTTGTAGGACTCCAGCCGCTAACTGTAATAAAAGAATTTGTAAATAAACCGTGTGAAGTTATGCTTGCGGTTATAGCAGTTGATCCGCTTTGTGTATTAAAGACCCCTGTTACCGTCGTAAACCAAGCATCTCTTGGCTGAGAGACAGAAACATCATAAGGAGTTATGTCGTAAAGCTGTCCACCATAGTTTACATATGCTTTATGTTCAGTAGCAAAACCAATGTATTCTTTACTGTCTAAAGCAGCCCAAGTCTTTACAGCCCGTCCTGTTCCGATAAAAGAACTTGTTAATCGTTTCTGCCATCCTCGTATACTTTCAGGTTTTCCATTTCTAAAACGTACCCGGTTCCCATCGAACCATCCACCTTCAGCAGCATACTCTGTAGATTCGCGCATAATGCCCGGACGGAATTCGTATTTTACTGTTCTCGTTTCAGTAGACATTATAAATTAACTCGCAGTAAAGTTTGATATCGCTGCTATGTCTATAGCCTTCAGTGTACCATCTGAACTAACATCCCTTACAAAATAAGTTAAAAGATCAACTGATCCAGCTGCTGCTGTTTTAGTAGGAGCTATTCCCCCCGGAAACTTCCATACACTTGTTGGAAAAGTAAATGTAGAGTTACCAGCACTTGTTCCGTTAACAAGGTATATGGCTCCTGTCTGTCCCACCAGACCATTTGTAGGAGTAGCTAAACTAACAGATACGGCTCCTGCAACTGCTCCACTTGCTTTAACATAAAAGAAATTAGTAAGGGCTAAATCAATCGTTGTGGTAGCACTACATACAATCGTTGTCATAGCACACATGCTTCGTTTATTAACAGATACATCCCCATTAAAAGTAGCGATAGAAGAAAATGTTGTATGTCCAGCTAAAGTAGCTGCTCCTGTTGCGCTTAGATTTGTAATTAATCCGTTATTAAAACTTGTTGCACTTATAGAACTTTGAGTTATTCTTCCATAATTAAAAGAAGGATCACCAGCAGTTACTCCAATTGAAACACTTTGGAGAAATGAACTATTTATTTGGTTAGCGGTATCACCTACACTTGAAGAATAGAATCCAGAGAATAAAGGAACCACTGTGGTAGGAGTAGTTAATACTCCCATAGTAGAATTCTTTGGAACGTTCGATCCTACATTCCCAGCATTATATACTTTAACTTTAAAGTTATTAGGATTACGGACGATATACATTTTACCGCCCCACGTTACCCCATTAGACCCACCATCTGCTGTGGTAAAAGTAGGAACAATTAAACTAACAATAGACGTACTATCACCTCTTGTTCCTGTTATACCTAAAACTGTTAATCTACTTTGATCCCCTAATCCATTATTCTGGGTAAGTGTGATTGTTGTCTCTGTAGAAAAGTCTATTGCACCAGTTATGTTTGTGCTAAAGGCGTTATCAACCATATCAATAACATTATCATTGAGTATGGTTCCCCACGTATTTGCGTTTTCTCCTGCTCCCTGTTTAGCGAGAAGAAGCGTATTTGAATAACTAGTAGACATTGTTACTGTGTTCCTTGTTGTATATTATCTTGACCTCCAGCTGGATTTGCTGCAATTTCCATATCATCCCGTCTAGCTCTACGTGCTTCGTTATTTAAGAACACTGCTTCACGTTGATACATTTGATCCCAATATGCAGCAGCTGCTGGATTCTTCATCCAATATAGTGCTTCTACCATACTGGCATAAAATAACGCATTTGCACAGTACTCTGTAAAATAGTTCTCTTCGTTTGTAGCTGATGACAATGCTGCTGGTTGAGCTACATAGGACATTTCGACACTATAAGCTGATGCAGGTGCTGGAGCTATAAGAAGCTGATTAGCTCCCCAGTTTGCGTAATAACGTGGATAACCTATCGAAGTTCTAGCGGGCCAGTAGTCATTTAAATAATCTTTACTTCTTAAAAGAAGCTGAGTTCTTTGTCCTGTAGATGTCGTGAAGTTTACATTTCTCACAATAAGTGATCTAGTAGGAACAGCAGGTTTAGCTAAGAAAGGATCTCCCTGTATAAAAAAACTTGTAGCAAAGTTTGTTAAACCCAGCACATCTGTTTCTCTTGTAAGACGAAGTTCTGCTCTATCTATAAAAGTATCAACTGAATCTGCAAATTCTGCTCCATCATTTTCAGATGCATTTTTAATGCGTTCAACTAATGTTGTATATGTTAAAGCCATTTAATTATTGCTTTCTAATGTCCAAATAAATGTTCTTGTAGGAGGTGTGGTTAATAACCATACTCTTATATCTTCGTTAAATCTCGCTTCTGCTCCTGTTAAAGAAACAGCCATGTTAGTTATAGCAGAGAATGTACCTGCATTATAAGTAGCATTTGTTCCTGTTAAACTTACATTGTTTACATTAATAACACTAAATGTATCAGCGTTATACTTTGCTCCTGTTCCCGATAAACCAACACTTGTAAAAATCTCAACTGTGAAATCATTTGTATTCCAAGTAGAGTCAGCACTTCCTAAACTTATACTAGCATTACCATTAACAGTAAATATATTTGTATTCCATACTGCATTTGGACCAGTTAATGATACAAAAGCATTATGAGCTTCACCTGCATAAGATGAAAACGGTGCGGTACTGAAAGGTGACTCTCCGAACATCATGTAAAGTTACTCTTCCAACTCAGGCCAATCAAACAAGATACCAGACTTAGTTACTTTACCATCACTGTCCATATTATGAGTAAGAAATAAAGCTTTAAATGCAGCCATATCACTAGCATCATCTATAGCCTTCTCCATTTCAGTAGCCTTAGTTCTGATGGCTGCTCTCCATGTAGCTATCTTAGTAGGTACAGCTACACCTGTATCAGCCTTACGAATTACAGCCCAATCTGTTTGATCTAATAAACCTCCTTGTTGTGATTTAACATTAAGTTTCTCTTTGCTTTTTAAGCCTAATACTAAATCTTCACCTGAACCAGTATCATCTAAGTTCTTATCTGTAATATTAGATATACCTTGAAGACCATTATCTATCCAATTATGGAACTTACCATCTGGTTTAGCATCAAGGATAATCTCTTCTATATTCATAGATGCTTTGAAATCATTACTCCAGATATGCCAGTTAGCTGGATGCTGTATTCCATTTACATCTTTCCATGCTCTATTAGGTCTAATCTCTGTAGTTTTATTATATAAATAATACATTTATCTTTTACCCTACTTCTTCATATTCGAAACAATTAAATAAAACACTCCAAGAATAGAACCAATAACAAGAACAGAACTTCCAAGTGTTTCTAAAATTTTATAAAGACGTTTTCTTTTTTGAATTTTCTGTTTTATTTTTTTGTCTAGTTCTTTTTTATGTTTTTTAATTCTTTCTTGTCTTTCTACTAATATATCATCCCAAGTCTCTCCACCAAATCGAAGATTAACCATTCTTTTAACTTTAATAATTTGTTCTTCAGCTAACTTTTCCTCTATTGTTTCTTTAGCTATAGCTCCTATTGAAAGTTTATCAGCGGTAGATCCTAATGTTTTTCCTAAAAAATTATCCCATTTAGTAGCAATAGGATGAGATTGTTGCTTTACTTGTTTTGTTCCGGTGAACAGTTTATCTATATCATCCGCAATAGAAGAAATATCTTTGGCTGTCCCAATAGCTCCTTTAATTCCTTTTACAGCACTTTGTACTAATGCCAATCCTGCAAGTGTTTCTGCCACCACCATGACATTTTTCTCTATCTTCCAGCTATGATACGACCATCCGTATCTATAATGGGTGTTCCTATTGCCAGATAAACATAAGTAGCCGCACTTTGATTGAGATAATAACTAGTTCCTTGCATCTTCATTCCACCTGTATCAAAGTCTAGGATTGCCGCACTATGTGTTTGTTCTGCTGTACTAGCATCAGCTTCAAGGGCTTTTGTATTTACATTATACGGTAATCTGCTTGTGTCATATATTGTCCACGGACTTGTTCTCGAATAAGCCTTCATCATAAAGAAGGAAGGTTGAATTGGGACACCAAGACTGTTCAAGGTTGGAACGAAAGCCCCGTCAGCATTTCCATTTCCAGTATAACTACCTATCGAAATGAACTGGCTGGGAGCGAAGGCGTACATCACAAACAATTTAGTACTAGCATTAGAATCACCAGCAGTTCCTAGTGAGACTACCGAAGAGGTTGGGGTTGTATCATTCCACCATTTAGCATCTGCTGCCTGCTGTGCATTTATGGCATTGAGAAGTAAGGCTGACGTATTACCTACGTCTTTATGGTAAACTACCCAGTGATTAACCGTATCAAGCCCCTTACAAATCACCATCTCTGGTACTACACCAAGTCCATGTCCAACAGTCGCATTTGCACCTGTTCCAGTATATGTTGAGATACTCATTCCTAAAGTTGTATCTACTAATGTTTTAGTAGTATTAATTGATCCATCAGTATTAGATGCTCCACTACCAGTATTCTCAAACATCCAGTTCCAGAGAACATAGCTTTCATTGACTGTGTTGACTTCAACATCATTACCAACCTGAACACCACCAGCTAGAAAACTTTGAAGTGTATTTACGTTTGTAACTTGTGCGGCAGTATCATTTGAGTGCATATCATTAGTCACACCACGAACCCTGTCAAACAGCATATGGTTATCTGCGGCATCACGGTTCTTGATCCAAGAGAAAGCAGATATGAATTGATCTGAGGATGTTAAAGCATCTTGAGTTAATGCGCTAAATCCAGTAGGAGCAGAACCTGTCCAATCTCCAGAAGCAAATCTGTATGTACCACTCACACTTGTACTATTAGTTGATATAGCTGGATTAAATGCTCCACTTAAACTAGCAAATGCTGAACTAGATGTTGTTCCTGCTTCAATCTCAGTTTTTACAGTTGCAGAACTATCTGTTCCATCACCATCAATCCAGCTATCAGCTTTTGAAAACCAAATGGCTCCATTATCAAGATCAAGCGCAACTCCTATAACATCAGAAGCACTTATAACTCCTGCATTACCGTAAGCCACAAACGAACCAGTACCATTTATTGTTGCAACTCTTTTATTACTTTGCTCATATCCATATGGATCAGCCGAACCTGCTACACGGGCTGGACTATTCCACCAACTATCACCAGAAGATAGTGGTTTATTTGCTTCAAGTATACCAGTAGCCCATGAGCTTGTTGCAATTGTATCTGCTACAACTTCCCAATACCATTTACCAGAAGATACAGGGATGGTTGTTCTAGTTTCATCCCATCCAGTAATACCAACAACCTTTGTATTACCAAGAGAGATTGTACCTCCTGTACTATCACTAGGATTAAGTACAGATAAATTTGTAGTTGGTGAGTCTGTTGACTGAGTTACTGTATTTACATTAGTCCAATCATTAGAATTAGCTTGATCTTCACCTAAATCACTTGCATTTGAATAATCCAGATAGAAACCATTCGTACCATAAGTCAATCCAGTTACAGATTTAGGTATCCATCTGTTTGTACTTGTATCTGTCTGACCAAAACTAGTAGGTTCTAAAGCCTGTCCGTCTATAAACACAGTTTCAGCTAAGTATCCATCCATATTTTGCTCGCCTGTTGCCGTATTATAAACTGCACCTATCAACATCTCATTCGCAGAGTTCCACCCACTAGCATAATTTTGGGCTGGATAAGTAGCCGTTTGTAAACTTGTTACTTGGACACCATTAACGTACATCGCAATACCACTAGCAGATGGAGTTGAAGCTGTTGAATCATACTTAAAAACAAGGTGCATCCATTGAGAGGGGTCTTCATAAACTTGATTAGATTTAAGTGCCATATGAACAGTATTTGGGCCATTCCAAGAATCTCCCGTACCTAACTGCCAATACAATTCATTAGAGGCATTAAACCCAGCGGTCATATTTTTCCCACCATCGTTTGTCCCAAGAAAATAGTTAGCTCTTCCAAGATCTCCTCGTTTTATCCATGTAGAAATTGTCCATGTAACTAGACTGCCAGCACCAGCAGGTGTTCTTGTAAAATGTTCAGTATTTGCTTCTACAAACAAAGTACTATTACCTACAGTAAAAGCATTATCAAACGGCTGGAACTGGCCTACTCTTTGACCAGCACCATTGCCTTCATAGAGTATTGTGTCGAAATATTTAGTTGTGTCTGCGGCTGTGCGGGTTGTGTTTGCGGCTATGTTGGTTGTAGTCAAAGCTTTAAAACCAGTTGGGGCTGTCCTTGCAAATTCATCTTCTTCAAAATTTACAGTGAACTTCTGTCCTGAATTATTTGCAATACCAGCAAAAGGAAATAATGGTAATGCTCTGTCTGCTACACTGAGGGTAACTGTTGGGTCTGTGCCAGCAGAAGGATCACCAGCAGTAGCTGTTCCGTCACCACTAAACCATTTCTCTGCTGTCGCACTAGCATCGTAGTATCCTAGAAATAACTTTCCAGTGTCACTGTCGTAAGCAACTTGGAATATATCACCAATTTGAGAAAACGTCTGAGTAGTATTTATGTTTGAACCATCTCCTAGAATAATTTGAATTGGATCAGTCATATATATATTCCATGAGTTACTCTCTGTAGTTGGATTAGACATTCCTGCACGTATTAATGATCCTAGTGCAATTCCTATATATCCATCATCGTAGGCATCAACCCAAGTGTCCCAACTAACATCAAAATACCACTTCCCAGAATTAGGTGGGATTGCTAAAGTTGCACATGTCATTTCATTAACTGCACCATTTGCGGCAATGGTCCGATTTCCATTACTGTATGCGACATTCCCATTCGTTGCATATAACGGAGTAAGTAAAGCACTGGAGTTTGTTGGAGTATTCGCACTAAGCGTGACAGTATTTGTGTTAGTGAAATTATTCCCGTTACCAGATGCATCAGTCTGGGCATTAGTGACATTATCCAGATAGAACCCATTCGTGCCAAATGTCAGTTCCTTGATAGTATCAGAAGCCAGTGGTGTCCAATAAAGACCAGTTGAATCAAATTCTCCAAATGATGTAGGTTCTAATCCTTGCCCATCTATAAATATACTTTCAGCTATATATCCATCCATATAATATGATGTGCTTGTCAAACTTCCTACACAGTATTGTTGTGCCTGATTAAGAAAACCATCTAAATTTAGTGATGGATAAGCTATTGCTGAAAACTCAGTTATTCGTTTACCATTAACATATGCTCTCATTCTTTCAGTTGATACTAATTGTGTGCTATCCCAAACAAGAACAATGTGATACCAGCCTATATCTCGAAACTTTGGGGTTGCAACAAAATAAGCCGTCCAGCCGCCAGCGTACATATTATAAAAGTTTAATGTATCAACAGATGTATCATTTGAAATATAATATCCAGCACCTTGTGATCCATTGCCGTAGCCTGTGAATAAAGAATTATCTCCACCATTCTTCCCACCCCTACTAAACCATATAGAGGATGTCCAAGTTTTACGATTTCCTCCACTAGCAAAGGTTCTATTTAAACTTGTTGAATTAGCTGATTGAAACAAAGCAGAGTTTCCTACTGAGACTAAACTATCACCACCTTGAGCAACTGCTCCCATTAATAACGCATTATTAAACATTTTTAACTATATTCCTTAGATAAGACAGATTGGACTGCTGTTGAAGTTCTTACAATATAATCTAATCTATCAACTGCTGCTGCACTTGTCGAGAG